TGACGTTCAGCTTCTTCTTGTTCTTTAACGGCTTTTATGACCGCTTCTTCTTCAGCTTTCATATTTGAAATAATACTTCGAACAGCAACGTCACAATTTGTGTCCAAATAAGCAGGATACGTTACTACTGACACATCAAACAACTTAGCCACTGACCTAATCTCTCTAATATATCCGTTAGGTGTTTCAGGATCTTTACGATATGTATCTCCACCTTTGGCTACACGAAATCCAAAAGAACATTGTGAAATATCGCCCCTCCCCATAGACACCTGTATGTCACGCGCAAAGTTAGTGTCAGGAGGATCGTTTTCGAAACGTAAACCAACGCTATCTTCCATCAATCGCAATGTACCGGATATAGTTCTACCTAGAATTTGGTTTGCGTCATGATTTACAAGCGCTCTAACGTCAGATGTTTTAATAGCTTCAGTAAAACAACCAGGAAGCAAACATTCGCGAAATGTACCGATTTGCTGACCTCGCTCATCGTGTATAGGTAAACTCTCCGAAAACGTATTAAACTTTGCGGCATACCCTTTTATAGTAGCAGTTTTTTTACCGTATCCGGCAGAATCAACGCGCAATTCTGTAGATTCGTATGTGCGACGTTCCATTTCCATAATATGCTCCTTATAAAGCGCAACCCCAATTGTTTATAATATGCTTTATTGACAACGTTCTATTTCTAGTTGCTACTATTTTTAAAATAGTTTCTTTTGAATGCTTTCTACCCTTTCGAGCAACACGTATCTTTTCTTTAGTTTCTTCAGAATGTTTATAATCTTTAAGATAATATTTACCTTTACGAGCTTCGCTAAGTTTAATTCTGGTTTCTTTAGAAAAAATTTTACCTTTAGCAGCAGCGCTCATTTTAGCTTTTGCTTCTTCTGAAAACGTACGTGTTTTACCTTTATTAGCAGCTGCTATTTTAGCAACATGTTCCTTTGTATGAATTCTTCCTTTTTGAGCAGCCCCTATTTTACCCTTGCTCTCTTCCGTATGAGTCATGCCTAAACAATTGCCTGCGATTTTACAAACATTATATTCAGGTAGCAACTCATCAAAATATATTTGCTCACATTTAATTAATTCTTCTTTATCGCAATAAAATAAAACTTCAAATTTAAAATTTTCTTTTCCGTATTTATTCCAAGAGTTTTGTAAATGTGGACTATGATGTTTATTAAGTCTAAGATCACTTTTATGCAAATACCATCTTTTCTTAATATTAACAGCACTACCAATATAACATTTTCCGTTAAGAACATTGGTTATTTTATAAATACCGGATTTATTTAACACGTCGCTCACTGAATTGAATCATTAACATCTCAACCATTAAAAGATTCTCATCTTCTTCTATTAAAATCTTCTCAATTAGATATCTAGTTCCATAATCCTTAGCCTTTTCAGCAATATCTATTAAATTTGTCAAAGTAGCTATATTATTTAAAACGTAATCTTTAGTTTCGGGTAACATTTCCACAACTACTTCGGAAATTTTAGGTAATTCAATGGCAACTTCATTAATATAACCACCTAAAAAAAGAATTCTCTTTATAAGCTTTGGCAAAACTTCTTTGTCAACACTAACAATATGTGCAAAAAAAGATCCAACTTCTGAATATCCCCACATGGTACATAATGTTTCATATTGTAACAAACGCAATACTGTCGAATTTTTAGAAACAAGAACTTCGTTCAAAGCCGTTATAACTTCTGGTTTTCCTCTCATTCTTCTTCACCATCAACAGGTTCTTTGACTTCTTTAGGTTCAGCAACAACTGGTTTAGCAGGTTGCTTACCAGCAAGTTTAATTGGCATCATACCCGATTGTAGGTAATATTCCTTACCTTCTTTAGTACCAGTTGGATTCTCACCTTCGTAAATCTTAATTTCGTCAGGTGACATACTACCCATTTGAAAACGTTTTAACAAGTATTCGGCTCTTGCTTTAGTATCACCACGAAGAAGGAAGCTAAAATCAAAATCAAAATAGTATTTAGACTTCTCCGAATCATACAATAAATCTTTATTTAATACTTGTTCCCAACAAACAAAATCAGGAGCCATCATGTGGGTAATAAAAATACTTATGATCTGTTCAGCAGAAGCATATGTTTGATTCTTATCACCAGAACGATTAATAAGAATCAAAGGAACGTCCATGAATGAACAAATGTCTTCTACTTGAAATTGACGACTTTCTAAAAACTGACTATCCACCATTGTTAAAGTTGTTTGTTTGACTTTCATACCATCTTCAAGTATCAAAGTCTTATGGGCATTAGAAACTCCAGTGGTGGCATTATCTAGTTCTGCTTTCAAACGAGAATATGTAGCATCGCTTATAGCACCAGGATGTTCAAATACCTTACCAATTTGTGCACCATTAGAAAAAAGTCTTGCTCCTTGTTCTTCAGTAGCCATCGCTAATCCAACGGACTCGCGCATGAGAGATATTACATTCTTGCCCACAATACCGTTAGATGAATAACCCCTTAGATGTAGAACCTCACTATCCCTGAGAACCAGCATCTTCCCGTTTGAAGCAATATACTGATACCATAACGTATCTCCATCAGACGGTGGTGGGGAGCTTTCATGCATGAAGTTAATAGTTCCGTTAGAATCTATCATGAACGGGAACATGGAAGAAGGTTCTAATGGAATTAATTCATTTATCCCCCTGCCTGGATGATACAAAATATAGCTATAAGCGTTTCCTTTCAACTGACGATGACAATCCATCATAAAACGCCAATCAAACGAGGTTTGCCATCTGTTAGGCCGTGCATTTAGTTGTTTCTGACAGCGATGTGAAGAAGCTATTTTAACCCCTTTTCCCTCAGCCAGATTTTCCATTACATTCAACGGTAACATTGCTATAGTTTTAGCTTTACGATTAACGCAAGCATAAACGGTAGAAATAGCCATTGCCGTAGAGGCGTTAACATTCTGAGCGGATTTGGAAGAACGAGAACCGCCGAACATATTAACAAGTTCAGGATCTCCACCGGAGAGTTTATAAGTAGCAGACCTTCGCTCAATGAGAGGTGATAATAGACCCATTAATTAACAACCTGTTTCGGCATAGAGTTGATATATCCAACAGCAGCAAGTAAAATTCCATTAACGATGAAAGCAGCAGGAATGTGAATCTGATAGATACCCCAAAAAATAGAACCCACTCCTAACAACAGAAAAAAATCTCCCTTTTCGGGTAATATGTTTGAAATAGCTTTAAATATTTTTTTCATCTTTTAATTAAGAGAGAATTAAGATTTTATTTTAAAAATACCGTTTTAATTAAGGTTTGTCAAATTAATTTAAGGTTATATAAAAAATTTAGCGTTTCCCAATTATAGCGTTATCGATTCGCTCATGAACCTTGTCTAGTTTATTATTCATGGCATCTAATTTTTCACTAAGTTCCTTACGATCCTTTTCCATTTCTTTAACCTTATCGTCTAATCCTTGCCACTTAGTCGCTAACACCCATGTAGTAGTTATTATACCACCGACGAATGATAAAAAGAATCCTATGATTTTAAGACCTAGATTAAACAGTATTCCAGTTTCGTCATTGGGTAAGGAAGCCATTAAGAGCCTTTAGTTAAATTTTAAATGCAAAGATCCGATTCCGATCCAGATGATGAGAATAAATGATTAAATAACCCTGTTGAAATTACTCATAAGCCCCACAGTTCACCGCCCCACCCGCCACTGACATCATACGATTCAACATCAGCCAGACTAGTCAATGCTTCAACTTCAGCGTCTTTTGCTTTTTGCCGTGTCGTGAGCGCACTGATATGATCTGTCCATGCCTGTCTGATCTGCATAAACAAAACTCCGTCCATAACGACAAAAACTCCATCCGATGCTTTCCAATCAGGGATTGCATAGGTATTATCCATCAGCAGGGCCACCATATACTGAGTGTACATAGTCTGTGCGTTGGGATCGGTATCGAATTTAATACCATCGACAACTAATCCATTATCACGCCTCAGGCACTTCTCCTCCTGGATCTCCCGCCGCTTATCTTCAATAGCATAGGCCAGTTTTATCAGAGCTTGTTGTTCCACCCATCCTGCTTCATGCTCTACGATGCTGTCAAAATAATCCTGGACAGCAGTTTTAATCCTTTTCGTTTCGGACAAGAATGTTGCGTACTCCGCTGTCTGTCTACCTGTTATTTGCAGGGATTTGTTGTTGTCATGCAGCAGAGCGGCTTGGTCACTCAATGAGCAATACGCCTCGATTGCTCCTCGCTCAATGTTCTCCTGCGTTGGCGTGGTATGTATCCGGCACTCGTTAGCCTCGTAACCATCCTCTGTTTGTTTTACGTCCCAACGAAAAACTGTTGATCCGTCTGGGTCTCTGCGGAATATCTCCGGCGCTTCTGTTGATAGTGATTTAACCATTTTGTTATCCTTTATCTAAATTCGTAGTGTTCGCCATTTTTAACGATGATTGTCTTGAATGGAATGTCATCTCTGCCAACTTGCGTGATTTGATCAATCAGTACTTTTGATCTCCAGCTACGCTGGGATATAGCAGAGCCGAGACCCAATATTCGCGCTCGTATACGACGGCGAATTAGTCGAATACGAATAGCCGAGACCCGCAGACGAACCATTAGACGCACCGCCGCCGAGCAGCACGGCGCGCAAAGACTCCCCTGAAGCCGGTAAAGATGTGTACGCGTAATCACACCAGTATGTCGTTGATCCAGCCCCAATGACGCTGCCCGGCATCAACTCGCCGTCAATCATATCACGGATATATCCGTCCGCTCTCGGCACCTCACCTATTTTTGTATAATCGGTATAGTTGCTGTCGTTCCATAGCAACGGATCGTCGGTGACAAACGCCTCACTCACCGGTGTCAACTCGGTGTTTGCATAGATACGGACATTAATCCCGTCCAAATTTTTCCAGGTATGCCCGAACGGCATCTCGATACCCCTGTAGCGGTTAACATACATATCTAGCACGCCGTATTCTGCAGGCATTGCGTATATTACATCGCCTGTTGCATTACCCAGACTGTCCGACAGTCCGCAAGCAATAAATGGATAATAACCATTCCACGCACTCCACGATGTACCGTTAATATTTGTGACGCCAATCCCCAACGCACCCTGTCTGAGTCCATCCACCAGTGCAGCATTTACGGCTTTCTGTGAATCCCGTGTGGCAAACTCGATGAGGGAAAATCGCAACAATGTTCTCTGTGCGAAATAATTATCTATCTCCCACCCGGTGCCACGATTCCTGGCATAGGTTCGGAAATTCGTCCTGGAGATAGCAGTAACGGGTTTACCCAGGAGAGTACGAGACTCGGCATCCCATGTGGCGTTGTTGTTGCCGCCTCGATAATCAGCTGAGAGGTTCTTGACTGAGGAGAGTCTGAGGGTTGGCCTGTGCAGTGATGCTTCATACGCTGAGATATACTGCGGCCTCTCTCGGGTATATCCTGGCAGTGATACAGCCGATATCAGCCAGCGCTTTATATCGCCAACTGATTCCACTTTGAACCAGTATTCCGGCAGATAAGTCATTACCTGGCCGTCCGTGCCATCAAGATTCGAGGGCGTACCGTCTGCCTTCTTGGTCCAGTCGGAAGGATCTAGTTTATAGTTCTCAGCACCATTATCCAGGAGCAGACAGGAGTACATCTGTGATTGCACAGGAAGGTAACGATGCGCTGCATTCAGTCCTATTCTCGTGACATCTGGATTACTATTGTTGGTATCGTAGGCAACGCCGTAATACCTGACATTGAGATATCGCTTGGCATTATCCAGGGTTGTTTGAGGCGTACCATCTGCGTAAAATGCATACCCTTTTGACGCATCACCGACAAGCCCGAGTGAGCCGTTAAGGTGTCCACTCGACTCTATATTAGCTACTATCTCAGCATCAGACAGACGGGTAGCTCCACCATCAGATGATACGATTGATTGTAGGGACTCATGCAGTAACGGGTATAGCTCGCTGATTGGTAAGCCGATAGAGTCAACCATTCCATTTTTTAATAACGCCGCGAAGATTGGATTGCCGAGGATACGATTACCAGAAAAATGCTGAACAACCAAATCAACAGGTTTCATCAAATTACCCTATGTGAATAGTTACGATACCTTTAGCACTATTCGTAGCAACGGCGGTTTGAGCAGCATTTAAGACGAATCCATTAGGAACAGATTCAGGAGAATCAGGTTTTAGGAATCCAGAAGCTGTAAGTTTTGTAGGACTCCATTGAGCATTACCGTTTTTCGTTTTCATTATTAACGTCAATTCGTTCGGTGCTGTAGTAGCATCAAACTCAACATCAATACCAAAAACAAAACCGGCTCCTTCCACTATTAAATCTGGAATAGAACCATTTGCGGCGTCTGCTGTAAATTCATAACGCAAACCCATCGGGCGAGAATAAGCAGAATTAAGCGAACCTTTGTCGCTTTCGAGTTGTAACCAAGAACCAGCCATTTGAAATCCCCCTCAAGAGGTGAAGTTTATTTCAAATAATAGCTAAACTAACTTTTTTA